CGGCTGGTATGCGCTGCATCTGGACGGCATCGCAGGCGGCATCTTTGGCGACTGGCGCGCCGACAAGGCCATCACCTGGTGTGCAAAAGACAAGCTGGAGCCAGAAGAACGCGAGCAACACCGCCAGCGCATGCAAGAGCTAAAAGAGCAACGCCAGCGCGAGCAAGCGCTGGTGCAAAGCCGGGCGGCGCAAACAGCCCTTGAGCAATGGCGGGGCGCGCCATTGGCCAGCGCCGAACACCCCTACCTCAAAACCAAGGGAGTAGAGCCGCACGGCGCGCGCGAAAGCGCAGGCCGCCTGCTGATACCCATTTATGACACGCAAGGCGCGCTTTGCAACCTGCAAACCATAGATGCCCAGGGGAAGAAGGCATTTGCGCCCGATGCCCGCGTCAAAGGCTGCTACAGCCCCATAGGCGCGCCATCGGCATCTTCTATCGTGGTGTGCGAAGGCTGGGCCACGGCGGCCAGCATTCACGAGGCCACCGGGCGTTATGTCGTGGCCGCCATGAGCGCCGCCAATCTGGCCAGCGTGGCCCAGGCCCTGCGCGCCCAACATCCGAAGGCTGCCATCACCATCGCAGCCGATAACGACTGGCAGCGCAAAGACAACCCCGGCCTTGCCAAAGCCACCGAAGCGGCCCACCAGTGTCAGGGCTTTTTAGTCGTGCCCCAATTTGCCGAAGGCGAGCAAGGCAGCGACTTCAACGACCTGCACCAACAAAGGGGCCTGCAAGCCGTGCGTCAATGCTTCGAGCAAGAAAGCGACCCCGAGCCAGTGCCCGCAAACGTCATCATCGCGTGCAGCGCAGACATAAAGCCCGAGCCTATTGACTGGCTTTGGAAAAACTGGCTTGCGCGCGGCAAGCTGCACCTGCTGGCCGGAGCGCCCGGACAAGGCAAAACTACCCTTGCGATGGGCATTGCCGCCACCTTGTCCACGGGCGGGCAGTGGCCCGACAAAACCCGCGCCCCGCAAGGAAACGTGCTGATATGGAGCGGAGAGGACGACCCCGCCGACACCCTGGTGCCCCGCCTCATGGCATCCGGCGCGGCGCGCGAGCGCGTGTTCTTCATCAAGGGAGCGCAAGAAGCCGGGCAGCCCGTGGCTTTTGACCCGGCCCGGCATCTTCCCCACCTGAAAGCCCAAATCGAGCGAATCGGCAACGTGCGCCTACTCATCATTGACCCCGTTGTCAGTGCAGTAGGCGGCGGCGCTGATTCGCACAAAAACACCGAAACGCGCCGCGCCCTGCAACCGCTGGTGGACATGGCCCAAGAGGCCGACATGGCCATTCTTGGACTTACCCACTTCAGCAAAGGCGGCGAAAGCCTGGAGCCAGCCCTGCGCGTCATTGGTTCCGTGGCCTTTACCGCGCTGGCCCGCGTGGTATGGGCAGCCGGTAAAACCAAAAACGAAAAAGGCGCGGATATTCGCGCCCTTGTTCTCGCAAAATCAAACATAGGGCCGGATAAAAACGGCTTTGAATATGATTTTCGTCGAATCGAAGTGTCCAACAATATCACCGCCAGCGGCTTGACATGGGGCGAACTACTCGAAGGCACGGCAAAAGAAATATTCAGAAGGGGCGAGAAAGAAGAAAAAGCGCCATCGCCTACCGTGGTGAATGCAACCGAGTTTTTGCAGGCATATTTGAGCAGCGACGAATGGACGCATTCGCAAGAAGTCGTAAAAGCCGCTGCAAAGGAAAATATCAGCTATGCGGCATTGAACAGGGCACGCATTCACATAGGCGCGCTTTGCGCCAAAGAGAAAATGAAGCAGGGCCGGTTTTTTTGGCGTTTGCCCGGCGGCCCCGAGCACCTACCCCTGCCCGCCAGAGAGTCGGAAACTGTAACAAAGCAGACCGAACCTGAAGCCGCTTGATGGAACGGAAAACGGGGCCAAAAGCCCCCTTACCCCTGAAAACATTGAAAAGCTGAAAAGTAAAGGCTTTCCCCCTCGGAGATTAAACTTTGCACCTGCTGGAAAGTTTAGGCCCGAGCCGCTGAAAAGTATGTGTGTTCCCGGTTTATTGCTTAAGAATTAAGCATCCAGCCGGAGGCCCCTTTTTCGTTCTGTTGTTACGTTTTTAACGCTCCATTAACAATCGAAAGGAAAAACCCATGAATACCGAAAACAGGCCAGATAATCAGACAAACACCACAGAAAACCCGCCCGCGCCGGAAATCAAAAACCCGGACGGCCTTGTCAAGAAAAACCGCGAGTTACTCGATGAAGTCCGCGAATTGCGCACCCGCCTTCAGGAAATGGAAGCCATGCACGAGCAAACCAAAGTCGAATTAGCGGCGACCCAAGCCAGCGCCATCAGGGTAAAACAGGAAAAAGCCGAATGGACGCTAGACCAAATGTTCAAGAACAGCGAATACGTCAAAAAGCGTCTTGCAATACCACGCCAGGCCAGCGAAATCATTTTTGCCAGCTATTTCACCATTGAGGACGGGCGCATTTTGGTAGACCGCCAGCTTGTAGAAAGCCAACTGGAGAAAATGCAGGGGCTGCAAGAAGACCAATCAGGCCGGGTAATCCTGAACCAGCAGGCGCACTTCGATGCCGTCATGGAGTGCTTTGTCCACTCGCTGGACTGGAAAGACGGCATCTTGCGCGGCACAGGCTCATCCGGCGGCGGCGCAACAGGCGGCGGCGACAGCCTTCCCATACCGGAAACACCCGAAGACCCCCAACGCCCCAAAAAACCCACAGGGTTCGGCCTGCGCTAAGAAGAAAAAGAGGGTGGGCACTCAATGCCCCCCCTCTTTCTCAGCCAGCCTATCGCTTAAAATTTGGGCATTAACAGCGCCGCGCACTGTTTCTCTCCTTGTGGCCCACGGCCACGCATCCATCAGGCCCACGGCCTTCACCAGTGTCACGCACTGGCCCGCCCGAAAGCGAACTCGCCGCACGGGCAAACCCTTCCCCCCCTTTTTTCCATCCTTTTGGAGACCACATCATGGCCGTTACACGCCTTGCGGATGTCGTCAAGCCCGACGTTTTCACCGCATACATCCTGCAAAACAGCATCGAGAAAACCCACCTCGCACAAAGCGGCATCATTGCCGCTAACGCCGAAATGGCCGCGCAACTGGCCGCCGGGGCCGATTCCTTCCACACCCCTTTCTGGAAGGATTTGGGCGACGACGAAGCGGACATCACCTCCGATGACCCCGCCCGTCACTCCACCCCGCGCAAGCGCAGCGCAGGCAAGCAAATCACCCGCAAAAGCTACCTGCACGCCTCATGGAGCCACATGAATCTGGCCGCCGAGCTATCGGGCGACTCACCAGACCAAGGCATACAAGAGCGCATAGCCAGCTATTGGCAGCGCCAAACGCAGCGCCGCCTCGTAGCCAGCCTGGCCGGCATCCTGGCCGACAACATCGCCAACGACGGCGGCGACATGGTGAACGACATCAGCGCCAAAACCGGCACCGCAGCCATCTTCAGCGCCGCCGCCGTCATCGATGCCGCCGCCACCCTTGGAGACAGCATGCGAGAGCTACAGGCAATTGCCATGCACTCCAAGACCTATCAGCACGCCCTTAAAAGCGATTTGATTCAGACCATGCCCCAATCGGACGGCGGCTTCATTCAGACCTTCAGGGGGCTGGGAATCGTCATAGACGACGGCCTGCCATCGGACGCGGGCAAATACACCACCGTCTTGTTTGGCGCTGCTTCCTTTGGTTGCGCCATGAGCGCCCCCCGCAAGGCCGCAGCCGTGGAAGTGGAAAACGTGCCATCAGCGGGCAACGGCGGCGGCCAGCACATCCTGCACAGCCGCGTCAATCTGGCCCTGCACCCGCTGGGTTTTAGCTGGAAAGAAGCCAGCGTGGCCCACGAATCGCCCTCTATTGCCGAGCTGGCCATGGCGGCCAACTGGGACAGGGTTTGCGAGCGCAAACACGTTCCCCTGGCCTTTCTCATCCACAAACTGTAAACACGGCAAGGGGGAAACCCCTTGCCCTTGCACCATGAGCAAACCCATAGGACGCAGACCCCGCAAAGCCCCCAGCAACGCCGCCGAAATCATCCGCGACGCCGCCTCCAAGGGGGCCAGTCAGAAGGCCATCGCCTTTCTTTTCCGCTGCCATCCAAGCACCTTGCGCCAATGGATGGAAGACGACCCGAAGCTGCAAGAAGCAATGGACGAAGGCCGCGAAAGCGAACGCCGCACGCTGCACAACCGGGTATTTGAAATCGCCACCAAAGGCAGCGGCAAGGAAGCCCTGATTGCCGCCTTCTTCTTGCTCAAGGCCCGGCATGGCTACCGCGACAACGCCCCCGACACCGGCACAGGCAACAGCGTCAGCGTCAATTTCGCCATCCCCGGCCCCCAGCCCTTTGACCCCTCCAAGGTAATCGAACATGAGCCAGCCCATCCAACTCAACTCATTTCAGCAACGCCTTTTGAACGAGCCTGAAGAACACGACCTTTTCGCAGGCGGCGGGCGCGGCGGCGGCAAAAGCTACGCGCTGGCCCTGCTGGCCTTGCGCCACTGCGAGCAATACAACGAACGCGCCCGCGTGCTTTACATCCGCCGCACCTATGCAGGCCTGCGCGACTTCGAGCTAGTCACCCGCGAGCTATTCGGCACGATTTACGGCACCAGCGCCCGCTACAACGCCACGGAACACATCTGGCGCATGCCCAACGGCGGCTACATCGAATTGGGCCAGTTGGAAACCCACAGCGATTACGCCAAATACCAGAGCCGCAGCTTCACCCTGCTGCTGATTGATGAAGCAGGGCAATACGCACAGCCCGACCTGCTGGACTTGATGCGTTCCAACCTGCGAGGGGCCAAAGACATACCAATCCGGGTAGTCATGGCCGCCAACCCCGGCGGCCCCGGCCACCACTGGATAGCCAAGCGATACGTATTTCAGGCCGGGCCGTGGCAGCCCTTCAGGGAAGCCAAAAGCAAGCGCGTGTGGGTGTATGCCCCTTCCACCTTTGAACAAAACCAATTCATAGACCGCGACCAATACCGCGACCAGCTTCAATCGGCCTGCCCAAGCGACCCCGAACTGCTCAAGGCATGGCTAACGGGCGATTGGGCCGTCAACCGAGGGGCCTACTTCGCAAGCGTGCTGGATGAAGCCCGCAACGCCGTGCCCCACTGGAAAACCATCCCCGAGGGCTGGCGCTGGTATCTGGCCCACGATTTCGGCAGCACCGCCCCCAGCGTTACCTATGTCATGGCCATATCGCCCGGTGACCAGCACGAAGGCATCTTCTACCCCCGCGACAGCGTGGTGCTTGTCGATGAACTGGCCACCGTGGCCCGTGACAACCTAAACAGGGGGCTGGGCTGGACAGTGCCCACACTGGCCGAAGAAATCATCACCCTTTGCAAGAAATGGGACATGCGCCCCGAAGGCGTGGCCGACGATGCCTGCTTTGCGCACACGGGCTTTAGTTCCGGTTCACTGGCCGATGAATTCCAGCGTTGTGGTGTTTGCTTCCATCCTGCCAAAAAGGCCGACCGCCTCACAGGCTGGCAGAAGATGCGCCGCATGCTGGCCGACGCAGGCAAGCCCGACGTGCCCGGCCTATACATCAGCCGGGGGTGTGACTACTTTTGGGCTACCGTGCCCTATCTGGCCCGCGATGAAAAGCGCGTGGAGGACGTTCAAAGCAACGGCCCCGACCACGCCGCCGACGCATGCCGCTACGGGCTGCTGCGTGAAAGCCGTGTTGCCAGGATATATCCGTTGCTGATTTAGTCACCCTTCCCGGCAGGGCGAGCCGGGCGTGGATTAGTCGGTGAGTGCCACGTTTTCCGAAAAACCCCGACAGCCCGTGGCAGCACTGGAAGCCAGCGCGACGGGCACTTTCAAACAACAGGCGGCTTTGAGGCTTTTTTGGGGTGAGCGCCGTGCCTTCCTGCCCTGCTTAAAAAGTGGGCAGAAAACTCAGACCGGGGAAGGAAACCGGGGAATAGAAAAAATTTCCTGAACAAAAAGACTTTTGTTTTCAGTAAGTTATGAGTATCTTTCAATAGACCCCAGATTTTTGCCCGTTCCCCCAGTGTTGGCGCGGTTTCCGGGCCTAGCTTCGCAAACGTTCTCGAGGCCATTTCCTTTGTTGGCGAGGGTTTAAAAGTCTGGCTGGAACACGCATGTGATCAAGCGCAGTGAGCGGCATAGTTTTAAGACGCTGCCCAAGCGCTGGATTGTGGAGAGGACCTCTGCCTGGCTGAGTCAATCGAGAAGATAGAGCAACACTGTCGCTTGAAGATCGCTTGCGTTCGGCGCACGGTCAGGCTTCTGAGCTGATTGAGAACAAGCCCTCAAAGCGGCGGCGTACGCGGGCCAACACGGCGGTGCTGACTTACACGGCGTCCGCCCGCAACAGGGCCTCGGTGGCGGTCATCACGTCATCAATCAACAGCACACAGCGGCCTTGCAGGGCGGGCAGGCACGCGGGATTGGGTACGAAGGCGCTTCGCACGCGGCGCAGGCGCTGGGCGCAGTTCAGGCTGCGCTGGGACGGCAGCCCGTCCTAGGGCCAGCCATAGGAAAACACAGCCAAGGTGCGGCAACAACACGGAAAGCGGCTCCATCCCCTTGGAATTCGAGCTGATTTACGGCCACGCGCTCAAGCCCGCGCCGCGCGCGACCGTGTCGGCTGAAACCGTGATCGGCCT